TTATGGTTGATGGGCAAACGCTCGGACTTTGAACGGAAACCCAGAGACTTCTATCCTACACCGATGGAAGCAGTAGAACCTCTGTTGCCACATTTACCAGAAGGATTTAAGTTTGCAGAGCCTTGTGCTGGTAATGGTGCGTTGATTGAACATCTAGAGACAAAGGGCGTGTGTATGTGGGCTAGTGACATTGAACCACAGGCTGAGGGCATACATAAGAGTCCGTATGATGCACTAGGGTTTGATGAGTTTATTGAGTCAGACTACATAGTAACAAATCCGCCGTGGGATCGAAAAATATTGCACCCCATGATAGAATTTTTTGCACCCAAGCGGCCAACTTGGTTACTGTTCGACGCTGATTGGATGCACACACAACAAAGCCGTCAGTATATGCCGTGGTGCAGAAAAATCGTCAGTGTGGGCCGAGTCAAGTGGTTTGGTAATATGACAGGCAAGGATAATTGTGCTTGGTATCTGTTCAAAGAACAATGGGCATGGGACGCAAAACCGCCTGAATTTATAGGGAGAATATGATGGTTGAAAGAATTGAAAATGCAGTGCCTCCGATGATTTTGGAGTATATTAGAACACAGGTTCAAAATGAAGAGCGGTGGAGCTTCACTTATCCCAAGGGTGCGGTGTTTGAGAAAAAGCACCCTAAACTTACCATATATGATGGTAGCCAAATTCCAGAGGCAAAGTTCCTTGAGGGTATTTCACATATGGTCTTATTGATGATCTACAATAAGATGCTCAAGGATGGCAACGATTTTTTCAAACCTACCATGCTTTGGTGTGGTGCAGCAATCAAAGATAAATTTAGGCCGGACAATCTACATACTGATCATGAGGACGATATACCAAAGGGCATGAAGGTCATGAAACTTTTGGGATTGCTCCACGCCGAGTGGCCTGAAGAGAATGGTGGTCATTTCTACCACGGCGGGAAAGAACACATCCTGACGCCTGGTACATTTTTGTGCTTTGATCCACTAGTCCAACACAAGGCAACAGATATAAATACAACTGTAAAGAGAATTGCTTTAGATTTTACAGTGGCGGCGTGATAGTAGTGACAAAAATGTCACACTTTGGTCTGAAATCGAAAAAAACGACATAGTATGCCATTTTTTGTTTGACAATATGTAGCCCATCTGGTACTATGTATATAGTGATGATCAACAAAGAGGTTGCTATGACTGTTCCAAATCCCCTTCTTACTTTTACCGAGTCCGAGTTTACCAAAGGTGTGTTTCGGGCTGAGACTAAATTCGGTACGATCACGTTAGTCGGTGCTGATCGGGATGACAAATTTTCCATCTTTGATCCGAATGGTATGTCGGTTGACGTTGGTGAACGCCGTCCGTTCATTGATGCCGTAAATCGTGCAACTTTTATCTTTGGTGGGTAAAAAAGTTGTTGACAAACCCCTTTCTGTATGGTAGCATATACTTATGATGAAAAACAAATCGACAATCGCTCGACTTCTTGCTGAAGAAGATATCCATATCGTCAATAAAAAGATGGACACGGCATATTTCAATATCAAGAAGCGTGAGTTAGGACTCCCCATCTGGAAAGATGAGATTTCTAAGGTAGAGGAAGAATTGATGGTGTGCCACGAGATTGGTCACGCCCTCTGGACTTCTATGGATATGATTGAAAAATCAACTGACCGTGGTCTTAACGCTTCTTTTGTTAACATCCTTGAGGATGCTCGTATTGAGAAGCTTGTAAAGCGCAAGTATCCCGGCTCTGTTAATCTGTTCAAGAAAGGTTATGCTGCTCTCGCTGCTCGTGATTTTTTTGGGATTGCAGAAACGGGTGTTAACTCTTGCAATTTGATTGACCGCATCAATCTGTTCTTTAAGGAACAGGATGGTGTTGAGTTCTCTGATGAAGAAAAGGTTTTCGTTGACCGTGCCGCTAAACTCGAAACGGAAGACGAGGTTCTTGACCTTGCCGAAGAACTTTACAAATACATGGAAGAAAATCCAGAAACCGACAAGCACGATGATGGTGAGTCTGATGGTAAGACAGTTGGTAATGGTGAGTCGGCACCCTCTGGCACAGGAGATAATGGTGAAAAAAGTTCTGAAGAGAGCGGCGATACTAGTAATGATTTACGTTCTGATGACGATCCTACTGTGGGTGACTCTGGAAATAATGTAGGAGAGGAAGATGATGGAGATGATGATGGCACTGCTGCTGGTGGTTCTGCCGGTGACTCTGATGATGCCGGTGATGATACCGAAAGCAGTGCCGATACCAGTAAAGGTTCGGAAGTAGGCGGTAACGCCACTTCTTCTTCCCCTGCTGGTATTCCAGAAGCCAAGACTGACAAGGCTCTAAGTGACGCCCTCAAGTCTTTGGTTGACGGTAATGCCAACGAAAAGGTTTATGGTCGTATTCCCAAGGTTGACTCTTCTGAGTTTATCGTGGATTACAAAACCGTTATTGATGAGTTGGGTGCTAATTATTCCTCTGAAGAAAAATGGGTTGGAACTTCTTTGGGCGAAGTCAAAGAGTTCAAGAATGACTCGAAGAAAACTGTGAACTACATGGTCAAAGAGTTTGAGATGAAGAAGTCTGCTGACCAGTATGCACGGGCTGCCACTTCTAAGACTGGCACTCTGGACATGGGTGCGCTTCACACTTATAAGTTCAATGATGACTTGTTCAAGAAAGTGACGACTCTGCCGGGTGCGACTAATCACGGTATGGTTATGGTTGTCGATTGGTCTGGTTCAATGTGTGACAATCTGAAAGGTACGATTGAGCAGTTGCTTCAGTTGGTGATGTTTTGCCGTCGCACCAAGATTCCTTTCGAGGTGTTTGCTTTCACTAGTTGCTATAATGGTAATGCTTACTCGTCATGCGGCTATATTGATGTAAACTATGGTGAAACGCCCATCTCTAAGGATATGCGTTTCTTAAACTTTTTCTCCAGCAAGATGAGTGCTGCCGAAGAAGAAAAGATGATGCACTATCTCTGGATGATTGGTAAGCGATACAATCGGACATATGAAGATTGGTACACCACTGGTTATCCTGTAAACCCGCCATCAAAATATTCCTTGGGTGGAACGCCTTTGAATGATGCGATTATTGTTCTGATGGATTTTCTGCCGAAATACAAGAAAGCCTCTGGTGTTCAGAAAATCAACACGATTTTCTTGACTGATGGTGCCAGTAATAGTTTGCCGGGTGTCAAGGATAACAATGCTTACGGTGATTTCTACCAAGGTTTCCGTAGAGAAAATCTTTTGATTGACCCTGTTACCAACAAGCGGTATGAGTTTGGTGATTATAACAATGATGTCACTGATACTCTTCTCAAGGCTCTTAAAGGTCGGGTGCCGGGTATGAATGTGGTTGGGTTCTTCCTTGCCGGTTCTGGTCGAAATGGGAATATCAAACGTAACACTTGGAGTTATATTTTGATGGGTGGCACTACTAAAGTTGATGCTGCCATGGTCGAGATGCGTAAAAACAAGGTTGTGGTGCTGGAGTCCAAGGGTTATGACCAGTATTACATTCTGCCCGGCGGTGCGGCTCTTGCCGTCGAGAATGATGGTTTGGATGACAAGTTGGTAGGTGCTTCCAAGGGTAAACTCAAGACTGCCTTTGCGAAGTCCAACAAGGGACGCATCCAGAGTCGAGTGCTTCTCAACAAGTTTGTCGCATTGGTTGCATAAAAAAACTTTGAAAAAAGTGAAAATAAGTGTTGACAAACTTCCTTCAACATGCGATAATAAGATAATGATGATGAAAACAGCAAATGAGGTTGCTATGACTGTGAAACTAACTCCCCGCAAAAAGTTGTTTGTCGAGGCTGCTGCCGAGATGTTCGGTAATGGTTCGGTGGTCAGCAAGGACCAGATTCGGATTGCTGCTGAGAAAGCAGGGGTTCCATATCCATCATGGATGAGCCGTACTAAGGTTGGTTATAACAAACATAAGTTGCCGGAACTTGATGTTCCTGCGTTTGTTGCTGATGCGGTTGCCGCTGTCGAGGCTCCTGCCGTTGATACGGTCATGAACCTTGTCGCTTCTAATATGGAGAAGCAGAACTTGGTTCCGGCTCCGTTTGAGGGTTTTGTTCCTTGGGGTAACTATTCCAATCTCAAAAAGATTGTGAAGTCCGGCATGTTCTATCCTGTCTTCATCACCGGCTTGTCTGGTAACGGTAAGACTCTGATGGTCGAGCAGTTACACGCTGAACTTGGTAAAGAGTTGATCCGACTCAACATCACGATTGAGACTGATGAAGATGATCTGCTCGGCGGTTTCCGTTTGGTAAACGGTGAAACCAAGTTTGTTCCCGGCCCTGTTATCGAAGCGATGGAGCGTGGTTGCACTCTGTTGCTTGATGAGTGTGACTTGGGTTCTAACAAGTTGATGGCACTCCAGCCTGTTCTTGAGGGCAAGGGTGTATTCCTCAAGAAAGTCAACAAGTGGGTAACTCCTAAAGATGGGTTCAACGTGATTGCCACTGCCAACACCAAGGGCAAGGGTTCTGAAGATGGACGGTTCATTGGAACCAACATCCTCAACGAAGCGTTCCTTGAGCGGTTCGCCATCACTGTCGAGCAGCCTTATCCTACTGCGGCGACTGAGAAGAAGATCGTCATGGGGTCCATGAAGAAATACGGTGAAGTGGATGAAGAGTTTGCCACCAATCTCGTAACGTGGGCTGAAGTCATTCGTAAGACTTTCTATGATGGTGGCGTTGATGAGATTATCTCGACTCGTCGTCTGGATCACATCGTCAAGGCATTCACTATCTTCAAAGACAAGATGACTGCCATTGAGATGTGTGTCGCTCGGTTTGATGAAGATACCAAAGAGTCCTTCATAGACCTCTACACCAAGGTTGATGCTGGTGTAATGACCAGCGAAGACACTGAAGAAAAAGTTATATATAGGGTTGAAAACGAGTTTTAAAACCCTATATATAAGAGACACAAGGCAATTCGTAAGTCCTTGGAAGGGAGTTTCGGTTGGTTCTCCGTAAAAACCAACCACTTTAACGTATCGCCTTATTGGGATACACAACACAATCTTGCTTAGTAAAGGAGATAAACAATGGTTACAAGCAAAGCACTAAGTCTATTTGACAACTTCAATCAACTTACACCCTATGCGGTTGGATATGATCGGGTCTTCGATCAGCTCCAGAAGTACGTTCAAAATAATGTACAGAGCTCAGGGTTTCCACCTTACAACATCCAAAAAGGGGGTGACTATAACTATACAATTGAAATCGCACTTGCTGGTTTTAGTAAGGACGATATTGAGGTGGAAGTAGCCGAGAATACTCTATCGGTTCGATCAGACAAAAAGGCAGAGCCTGAAGATGAGTTCACATACCATCGTGGTATTTCTTATCGCCGGTTTGATCGTAAATTTACACTGGCTGACGATATCGTTGTCACTGGTGCAAATCTGGAAAATGGATTGCTTCGTATTGATCTGGAGCGAGTAATTCCAGAGGAAAAGAAGCCTCGACTTATTGAGGTGAAATAATTGGGAAAGGGGGATTGACAAAATCCCCCTCTTCCTTTAAAATGAATATATTATTGAGGAGTCGATATGGTAAGTAAACTAGTTCAAAAAGATGTGAATATTGCTGATTATGGTATTGATGCCATGACTGATGAAGGTCGAGTGCAATTAGTTCCAAATAAAAAAGGCGTCTTCTCTGTCGATAACTACAACAAAATGATTGATCCAAAAAGTGAGGAATATCAAATGGCCGAAGAAGACCAAGCAGAAATTACAAAAGATTATGAAATTTTTTATTCAGATGATGGAGTAAAAAAGGTACGAACCGCAGGCGGTAACGTATATCCAGAGGGAACACCCGAATATACAGAGGTAACTGGCGAAGCAGCACAGAATGGTGGATTGCAAATTGCAATGCGTCCAATCATGGCTCTTAATATTATGCGTGTTGAGTTTCCAATTGAAATTATTGATGAACTCAATGAACACATTGATGAAGAAATTATCTCTAAGAGCGATAGTTTCGCTCCAGGCCTAGTTGGTCAATTAAAAAATGATGAGAAATCTGCACAGTTAGATTTTCCGTTTGATAATGAAGTAGGTAAACAAGTAGAAACTGTATTCAATCAGATTGGTACAACATATCTTCAACACTTGGGCAGAGATGCAAAGGCTGAAGTAACACAGTGTTGGACTAACCACGCATATGCTGGTGACTACAATCCGTTCCATGATCACGGTGTAAAGACTGTGGCTGGATTGTCTGGGTTTCTTTGGTTGAAAGTTCCACAATGCATTCAAGATACACCTGATGTACCTCGTATCAATAATGCCTCCGGCGGTGTTGATGGTTGGACTCATTTGTGTTGGGGTACTAACACAATGCGTGATCTTATGCAGTTGCGTCCTCAAACAGAGGATTATGTAAAACCTATGGAAGGCGTGATGTTAGTATTTCCACAGTGGTTGAAACATCAAGTGATGCCTTTCTTTGGTGAAGGTGAGCGGCGTTCCATTGCTATGAACTGGAATGTTCATGACAGTGATGATGAGCGTAAGAAATATATGTCAGATCGTGAGGCAAGCTTATATGATGAGCAAAAAGCAAAAGAATCCTAGTTACAAATACGGTGAGGATAAAATCCTCACCGAATTGAAGGAATACATCGACTCCACCTATGATGAACACTATAGTAAGAACAAGTTTCAAGCTACAGAGTTCATCATAGACGGTGGTCATGGTGAAGGTTTCTGTATCGGTAACATAATGAAGTATGCACAGCGGTATGGAAAAAAAGATGGTAAGAACCGAAGGGACTTGCTAAAAGTGATACACTATGGTATCATTGCATTACACGTTAACGAAATGGAGAATTTAGATAATGAAACTAAGTGATACGACTATCTCGGTGTTGAAAAATTATTCCACTATTAATCAGAATTTGATGATTAAAGTTGGGTCTAACCTTTCAACTATGAGTGCTATGAAGAATATTGTTGCAAGTGCAGATGTTCAAGAGACGTTTGAGAAAGATGTTGCCATCTATGATTTGAACGAATTTCTCGCAACTTTATCTTTGTTTAACAATCCAGACTTAGACTTTCAAGATGATTATGTTGTCTTGAGTGAAGAAGGTTCTGGAAGAAAAGCACGGTATTGGTATTCTGATCCATCTGTGGTTACAACTCTAACAAAAGAAATCACAATGCCTGATCCAGACATTACCTTCTCTTTGTCCAGTGAAGAATTATCAGATGTTACTAAAGCTGCCGCAGTTATCGGTGCGCCTGATATGTGTCTTGACTCTAGTGGTCTTAAAGTCACTGACAAAAAGAATGATACTGCCAATGATTACTCTTTGCCTATTGTGCAGAAAGGATCGGAAGTCGTTGATTATAAGTTCTGGTTCAAAGTTGAGAATTTAAAAATTCTGCCGGGAACTTATGATGTGAGTGTATCATCAAAAAACATCAGCAACTTCAAAAATTCTAATGTAGACATTGAATACTTTATCGCCCTTGAACCAGAATCTAATTACGGTTGATAGGGGATTATATATTATGGAAGAATTTTTGTGGGTGGAGAAATACCGTCCAGCTGATGTTCAATCGTGCATTTTACCAAACCAATTAAAATCAACCTTATCAGAATTTGTGTCGTCTGGTGATATTCCAAATGTCACATTTTCTGGTAAGCCAGGTTGCGGGAAGACTACTGCTGCAAAAGCAATGCTTGATGAGTTGGGTCTAACCTATATGATGATCAACGGTTCTGAAGAGTCTGGTATTGATGTTCTCAGAACCAAGATCAAAAACTTTGCTTCCACTGTGTCATTACATGGTGGTCGCAAATATCTGATTTTGGATGAGGCAGATTATCTCAATCCTCAATCAACGCAGCCTGCATTGCGTGGGTTCATCGAAGAGTTTAGTGCAAACTGTGGATTTATTCTCACATGCAATTATGTGAATAGAATTATCCCAGCACTTATCTCACGGTGTCCAACTTATGACTTTGCAATCCCAAAAGATGAAGAGAAAACACTACAAGGTGAATTCTTTTTGAGGGCACTAAATATTCTTAAACAAGAAAATGTTGAATGTGAAAAAAGAGCTGTAGTTTCTCTTGTACAAAAACATTTTCCTGATTGGCGTAGAGTTCTAAACGAACTGCAAAGATACTCTGTGTCGGGTAAGATAGATGCTGGTGTTCTTGTAAACATCTCAACCAATAACATGAATCAATTGATTGGATTTATGAAAAACAAGGAGTTTACAAATGTTCGTGAATGGGTTGTTCAAAATCTTGACAACGATCCTACTCGTTTGTTCCGTTCTCTTTACGACACTATGTACGATTATATGGATGGCTCTAGTCTTCCCCACGTTGTTGTTATACTCGGCGAGTATCAGTATAAGGCGGCATTTGTTGCTGATCAAGAAATCAACACTCTCGCTTGTTTGACAGAGATTATGGCTCGAGGTAAGTTTAAATGAGTGTATATGTTATGGATAATGTGTTGACTCCAGAGTGGGCCCGGTCGATAGAAAATATTGTTATGAGTGGTAGTTATAAATGGGGTGGCAAAAGTCTCTCCATGTCCACTAATTATTATCCCTTAGAATTACCAAAAGGATTAAAGTGGGGAGATTGGGAACCGAAATCAGGTCCTAATTATCATTGGATTAAGAAGTTTGGACATAATGAAAAAGATTTGATCAAGTCAGGCAATGAATGGTGTGTTCAATTGTGGGAGCAATTATTTGTTAACTGCAAATTGAAAGAACATTTCAATATTGAAGAGATGATAGATTGTTACATTAATGTTCACACGCATGGTCAAGCTCCACATCTTCATCCTGATAATGGTAACTTTACCTTACTATATTATCCACAATTAAACTGGGACTATAAAAACTGGGGTGGTGGTACAACTATTTGGGAACCAGATATCGACGGTGTTGAGAATATAGAAAAACTTGAAATTTTAAATCACGTTTCATATAAGGGAAATCGGTTGGTCATGTTTGATGGATGGCACTGGCATAGACCCGAGCCTGTTGCAAGAGTTTGCAAAGAGGCAAGATATGTTGTTGTCTATAAAACTGGTAAGGATGGTGGGAACAGTAAAAGGTTAGATTACCATGACAATTGATGTTTACGATAATGTTTTCTCAGATGTTGATTCTCAACTTATTGATACCATAATGTCAGACAAAGAGTTTATGTGGCAGTTTTATCATACATCAGAAAAATCTGAACCTATATATCACTGGCATCGTTTAGCTGGACATACAAAAGATGAAATAGAAAAAAATGGTTTTGAGTGGTTGTTACCATTTTGGGATCATATTGTGAATAAATATGAAATCAACAAAAAATATGGTGTCGAAAAATTTCGTAGGATTTATTTCAACGCTCACACTTACGGGATAGAACCAAGGCCGCATATTGACGATGGTGATTTTACAATGATGTATTATCCATTATTATCTTGGCGCAAGGATTGGGGCGGTGGCACTACTATTTGGAATGAAGATACCAGTGATGTAGAAAAACATGTTGCATACACAGGGAACAGATTAATTGTTTTCCCTGCCAAAAGATTACATCAAGCTCAACCCGTTCACATAGATTGTTATAAGTTGAGAAGTGTTATCGTATTTAAGTGTTGGAAGGATGATCCAAGTGATGAAAGACTTGACTTCTACAAAAATTAAATTTCTCCAAGAGGCTGGAACTGAAAGTATGCCTCACAAGAATCAAAGTTTATTCGAGCATCTTGTCGGTGTTAGGGATAAATTAAAAAACATGGGCGCACCTGATCATGTTCAAGATGCTGGGCTTTTCCATTCTATCTATGGAACAGATTCTTATAAAAACCAAACAACTAATGACAGGCGAAAGGTCAAAGATTTAATCGGTGAAAGAGCAGAACTTTTAGTTTACATGTTCTGCACTATGCCAAGACCTAGAGCTCAATCTTTTGGTGAAATCGTTGATTCATGTTTACGGAAAGAATTAATGATGATGCATCACGCCAATGAAGAGGATATGAGAGATACGGTTGATAGAGAAATGACTATGGAAGAAGCTTATGGCGGTATAGGTTTTGATAGTGGTAGAGCTTGATACATGTATGAATTAAAAGATTATCTAAACGCAATCAACCAAACAAAAGAACCTTTGATGGACAGTGAGGATGAAACGTGGGAAAAGAAATATCCACCTTTCGTTGTCAACAAATGCCTCATGCCATTTCAAGATACCATATTATTTGTCAATGAGATTAACCAACTACCACATATAGACAAGAAACTACAATTTGACTTTTTTCTAAATAGTCTACGACCAAGAAAAAGATTTAGTCCTTGGGCGAAGGCGAAGAAATTAGATGATCTAGAGTATGTGAAAGAGTATTATGGCTACAACAATGAAAAAGCAAAGGTTGCTCTTGATATACTTGATGATGAACAAATTTCTGCCATAAAACGAAGAACAAGAAAAGGCGGAAAAAATGGAACAAGTTAGTTGGACACAAAATGATATGTTGGAGATTAGTCTGAAAGAACCAGACGATTTTCTAAAGGTCAGAGAAACACTTTCTCGTATTGGAGTTGCTTCAAGAAAAGAAAAAAAATTATATCAGTCTTGTCATATTTTACATAAGCAAGGTAAGTATTATATTGTTCATTTCAAAGAACTGTTTGCATTGGACGGTAAGGATACGAACTTATCAAAAAATGATATCGCAAGAAGAAATACGATTGTTAATCTTTTGGATGATTGGGGATTGGTTGAGGTTTTGGGTACGGCCGAACCAGCCGCTCCTCTAAGTCAAATTAAAGTTATATCATATAAAGAAAAGTCTGATTGGACCCTTGAGACAAAATACAACATTGGTAAAAAACGGGACTAATATCTTGGAAAACTTTAAGTCTTTCATAACAGAACAAAACAGCGATAGCTATCGTGTTGTGGTGGTATCCAATGAGCTTGGAGAAAAGGCAATCACTGCAAAAAGGATGCAAGAAGAAGCAGATAAATTAAAGTATCCAAACTATGTGGTTCCTATGGATGGAACTTATACTGTATTTAATGACGGTGTTAGAACTATACATAAACAAGATGATGATAAAGGGTTTGAGATACACACGAATGATACAGTTGTATTTGTGCGTGGCACCCCAGAAAGAGACAGTCATTTAGATTTAATAACTCAACTTCAACGAGCTGGATATTGTGTTATTAATAGTAGAGAGTGTTTAGAGGTTGCAACTGACAAATACAGATCATATCTTAGACTGAAAGATTTTGGTCTTACTCAACCAAAAACTGTTCTTGTTCCTAATGAAGAAACTATAGAAAAATCATTTGAGGAGCTTGATACTAAATTTCCTATAGTGTTAAAAACTCTTAGAGGCTCTAAAGGTGTTGGTGTGTTGTTTGTCGAATCAGAGAGGTCACTAAACTCTTTGGTTCAACTTTTGTTCAAACAAGATAGTAAAACAGATATTTTGATTCAAGAGTACATCAAAACAGATTTTGATGTTAGGGTCTTAGTTCTTGGTGGTAAAGTTATTGCGACCATGAAAAGAAAAGTCGTTGAAGGTGACTTTAGAAGTAATGCCTCTCAAGGTGCAGATGTTGAAAAATATAATTTAACAGAATTAGAATTGGAACAGTGCATTCTTGCTGCAAAAGCAATCGGTGGTATATTCACTGGTGTTGACTTCATACCATCCTCTGATCCAGAAAATAAACCACCATATATTCTAGAAATCAATAGCTCTCCTGGCACAGAAAATATAGAAAAAGTGAACAACAAAAATATTGTAAAGGATATTTTGACATACTTCGACAATCCAGATTTAAGATATACTGTTCCAAATGAATGTGGATGGGAAGAGGTTGTAGAAATAAAGCCATTTGGTCAATTGACTGCAAAGTTTGACACGGGCAACTACAAATATCCTGTTCTTCATGCTGATGATATCTCAGTAAAAGAAAAGAAAATTTCTTTTAAAAACAATAATAAAACTATAACAACAAACCTTGTTGGTGAATACACATCTGTTACCGGCGGTGGTGAAGATGATAGGTATATTGTAGAATTAGAATTTGAGTTCGCTGGAACGAATTATGGAAAGGTAATGTTTGGCTTGGATAACAGAGATAGAATGGGAACAGATGTTTTATTAAATCGTAAAATCATGAGAGATTTAAATATCATGGTAAACCCACAAAGAAAATATTTAATTACTACGCCAATGTCTCTTGACAAATAACTACAAAGGTGTTATAGTCTGATAATGGACTTCTATACAAATGTACTTCAGTGGGGCAACACTATCTTTTACAGAGGTGTTGAAAATGGTCAACGTATCAAGAAGAAAGTTCGGTATTCACCGACTCTGTTCGATCTTGTACAAACTCCTACAAATTACAAAACCTTAGATGGACGATATGTAGAGCCACATCAATTTGCTTCTATCGAAAAAGCAAAAGATTGGTATGACAGTCGTAAAAATCAAGATGTAATCTTCGGCAACAATCAGTATGCCTACTGCTATATCAGTGATGAGTACCCTAATGATGTGCCGTGGGACAAAGATAAAATCTGTATTGTCACAATTGACATTGAGGTGGAGTGTGAAAATGGATTTCCGAATCCAAGACAAGCAGAAGAGCCTCTTCTGTCAATCACTCTTAAAAATCATCAGAACAAAAAAATTATGGTCTGGGGCTTGCATGAATTTCAAAACTATCGTGATGATGTAACCTACATTCAATGTAGGGATGAGGCTGACTTGCTTCGTAAGTTTGTTCATGAGTGGTCGGTTATTGAGCCAGACGTTATCACTGGTTGGAACACAGAGTTCTTTGATATTCCTTATCTGTGTAATCGTCTTGCAAAAGTATTTGATGAGGAGTCTGTCAAGGCTCTCTCTCCTTGGGGTAGAGTTCATGATCGTGAAGTTTATCAGATGGGCCGCAAACATCAAATATATACGATCTATGGCATTGCTGCTTTAGATTACTTTGACTTGTATCGTAAGTTCACTTATACGAACCAAGAACGTTACACGTTGGATCATATTGCATTCGTTGAATTAGGAGAACGAAAAGACGGAAATCCGTTTGAGACATTTAAAGAATGGTATCAGAAAGATTATCAGTCGTTCATTGAATACAATATCACTGACGTTGAGCTTGTTGATAAGCTTGAAGATAAGATGCGCCTTATTGAGTTGTGTCTAACAATGGCATATGATGCAAAGGTAAACCTGACAGATGTTCTTGGCTCTGTTCGTTATTGGGATAATATTATTTACAATCACCTTCGCAAGCAAAATATAGTCATTCCACAAAAGAGAGAAAGTGAAAAGTCAGAAAAGTTTGAGGGTGCCTATGTCAAAGACCCTCAAGTGGGTATGCACAAATGGGTCATGTCTTTTGACTTGAACAGTCTTTATCCACACTTAATTATGCAATACAATATTTCGCCAGAGACATTGGTGAATGGTAATGTTAAAATTAAAGATGGTATGGTAGATAAAATTCTTGACGGTAAAGTTAAGAACAATACAGAACATTGCATGACTCCTAATGGTGCATTTTTCCGTAAGGACAAAAAAGGGTTTCTACCAGAGCTAATGGAGAACATGTACAATGATCGTGTCAAGTATAAAAAACTTCTTCTCGAAGCTAAGCAAGATTATGAAAACACTGGTGACCCCGCAACACTCAAACTTATATCTCGCTACGACAACATCCAAATGGCGAAGAAGATTGCTCTTAATTCCGCTTACGGTGCAATTGGTAATAACTATTTTCGTTATTTTGATCTCATGGTCGCTACAGCAATTACGAGCAGCGGTCAGTTATCTATACGATGGATTGAAAAGGCTCTTAACATATATCTCAACAAGATTCTTAAAACTGATAAAGTTGATTACGTCATTGCAAGCGATACAGATTCGGTGTATATCACTTTTGACGTTCTGGTTGACAAGGTGTTTAAATCGGGAAGAACAGATGAGGAAGTTGTCAATTTCTTGGACCGTCTTGCAAAAGAGAAGTTGGAACCTTTTATTGGGGAAAGTTATCAAGCTCTTGCTAAGAGTATGAATGCATTAGAACAGAAGATGTTCATGGCTCGAGAGGCAATCGCAGATAAAGGTATCTGGACTGCAAAGAAACGTTACATTCTAAACGTTCATGATATGGAAGGTGTGAGGTTCAAAGAACCAACACTGAAGATCATGGGTATCGAAGCGGTTAAGAGTTCAACGCCTGCACCGTGTCGAGAGAAGATTAAGGAGGCTCTCAAAATTATCATGAGTGATGATGAAAAGATGCTAAATAGTTTCATCAGAGACTTTAGAGAAGAGTTTATGAAGTTGCCGCCAGAGGATATTGCATATCCCAGAAGCTGTAATGGTGTTGAAAAGTTTAGAGGAGAGTCAAAGTTGTTTGCGAAGGGTGCGCCTATTCATGTCAAGGGGGCGATCTTGTATAATCATCTATTGAAGAAAGATAGGTTGGATAACAAGTATCCTTTCATTCAAGAGGGCGACAAGATTCGTTTTTTACATTTACGTCAACCAAATTTATATCAATCGTCTGCATTTTCTTTCATGACAGAGGTGCCAAAGGAACTTGACATTTATGATAAAATAGACTATGATGAACAATTCGAGAAAAGTTTTGTCGAGCCACTCAAGGTTATCACTGAAAAGATAAATTGGTTGATCGACAGCAGTTATGGTGTGCAAGGAACATTAGAGGATTTCTTTTGAGATATTTTAGATACACATTAGATGACTTGCAAAAGTCAGCAGATAGAAAACTATTCACATACATTTCATTCTTTGCGGGTGGTGGTGGATCATCATGTGGTTACAAACTTTCTGGCGGTGATTGTAAATTTGTAAATGAGTTTCAGCAAGTTGCAGTTGATACATATCTTGCGAACTGGCCAGATACTCCACATATTTGTGGTGACATAAAAAATGTCACTGGTAAACAGATTATGGAGATGACGGGACTGAAGAAGTATGAGCTGGACATTATGGATGGTTCGCCACCTTGCCCGCCTTTCAGTATGTCTGGAACTAAGAAAGAAGGATGGAACAAAGAGAAGACTGCCTATGGTATGAAGCAACAGAATATTGAAGACCTAACATGGGAAATGATACGCATTGCAAAAGACCTCATGCCTAAGGTTATTATATGTGAGAATGTCAAGGGTTTGACAATGGACTATGCAAGGGATCATCTAAATCGTATGGTTAGTGATTTTGAAGCACTTGGATATAATACAACATATAAGGTTCTTAATGGTGTAAACTTTGGAGTGCCGCAGAAAAGAGAGCGTGTTTTTATTGTATCTGTGCGTGAAGATGTAATGGATGATATTGGAATGTCTTGGATGCTCCTGTCTTCATTATATCCAGAGCCTGCTAATGAAGAACCTACGATAGAACAAGCAATTGGTGATTTGCAACTTAATAATAAAAATCGTGTAGAAGCTGAAGAGCTTTGTGAAATTATGAAGAAAAGTGCTAAATACAAATGGTTGAAGAGATTACCTAAAAATCCAGATAAAGTTGTATCAGTGGGAGATGACGTTGTAAAGCAATTCTGGGAAAAGGTTATTACACACAGGAAAAAGTGGGGCAAGAGTATTCCAGAGGCAAAACATTCTTTCTACCAATCAAGACGAGTCCCGACAAATCAGCCTTCTCATAGCCTTACTGAACAGGGTCTTGCAAGTTTATCCGTTCATCTTCATTATGCCGAGGATCGTATTTTTACTCCGCTTGAAGCTGCAAGACTTATGACGCTTCCAGAGGATTATGCTAACCCGTCTGAAGATATCTTTGAACGAGGAAAACGTATCGGTCTGATGGTTGCGCCACTACAAATGTATTATCTTGCATCATCAATATATGAAACTATTTTGGAGCCGTGGAATGAAGTACATAACCGCACAAATTGATCTTGGTGAGAAAGAAATATTTCAGAAATACAATGGTAAATTTCTGGAAGAATCAGATGCACAAGATTTAATCACTGTGACAGAGGACACAGCAATCATGAAGCCTATTGCATCACTTGATGGTTCTGATGTGCCACTTGCTTATGTGATGTGTGATGCGTTCCCAAATGATAATGTGAGAAATGTACTAGCAACTATTGAAGACACAAGCACCATGAGAGCAAATTGTTCTGGACCTATTGATAAGGAAGAGATGGCTGCGAAGGGATTGATAGAGGGTGAGCATTATAAACTACGCACACCAAACTCTTATCATGTGAGAACTAAGAATGGTGGTTGGGGGATGATTGCTTATGCTTCAGAAATCCACAGCGTAATGATCGGTTATAAAAGAGGCAGATTTACTGGTGGCATCGACGCATCTGGTTGGACAAAAAGTAATCCAGAGAAATTTGAGATACTAAAAGAAATTGCAGTTTATAACGAAAAAGCATTTGACAAAGCAAATCCTATGGTCTATAATAAACAAAGAAAGTTCGCAGAGAATTTTATTCGACCAGAACATAGGATTGGGATATTTACAACGTTGAGTGCAAATCGTTATCATGCTGGACAATCATCGAAGATGTCTGCCCATATCGACTCGGGCGACACTGAATTTGGAATGACCAGCATGTGTGTATTTCGTCAAGGAGCTTATGAAGGGGCATATCTAGTATTTCCAAGATATGGTATAGGGATAGATGCTCCAGATAATTCAGTGATTATTGCAGATTCAAGAGAGGTGCATGGTGTGACCCCAATTAGAGGAAACGGAGAACGGTTCAGTTGTGTGGCGTACTGTGACAACCGATTGGCAACGATTGGGGTTGCAGGGAAATCAGAGAGGAAGATAGGTCGATTTGCAAAGGAAGAAAATGGAAATCTTGAAGCTTTTTTTGAATAAAGGCCTTGACAGATCATATATCGTGTGGTACAATAAAGATAACAAATGGAGAGTTTACGAATGAAGTTGGTTGGGAAACAAAAAGCTGCAGTTAGGAAGAAGGCTTGGCAAGAGTCTTTTGCTAAGAGATGTGAAGAGATTGAAACTCTGTATAAAGATTCTTTTGAGAAGGCTGTAAAAGCAGGAGTTCTCAACTCAAAGGAAGTTTCAAATCTCATTAAGATCATGGTTGCTCCAATGCGGTTTGGAAAGACTAGACTTGCAATCACGCACCATATACCTTTTTTACTAAAGCACACAGACGTTAACTGTGTTGTTTTTACAAGTCCTTTAGGTTCTATACTCAAACAAAAATTAAGATTAATCGAAGAAGTCGTTAGCGATCTTGTTGGCGTTATATACTGTGATTCTCCAGTAAGAGCAATGGGTCACTTAAAGAGGGGCAGAAAGGTTGTCCTTACTATGACTAACCAAAATGCTTACGTTATGCAAAAATCAGAGGAATTATATGATTCATTAGATAAAAGCAGAACTGCATTTATCGTTGATGAAGCACATACTTGGACTACAGATTGCCCAGAGAATATCGGTAACACTATCGGCGGGGATGGTGGTAACTTTAAGGGTGCTTTGTATGCGAGACTCAAAGAATTTGCCCCATACACACCTTTTATCTTTGGACTCACTGCCACAACAAATAATCAGCACGACGGTTATGTTCCAGCACTTGGTAACATGCAATTCATTGTTGTTAATCCAGAATTTGTTGAGGATGGAAAGGTCGTTCGTGATCTAGCTTATCGGTTGGGATGGTTTGATCCTGAGAGAGTTCGTTTTATGGATGACTCTCCTCTTTTTGGAAAATCAATACAGGATCATTTCAATGATATGATTGATGTTCAGATGGCTAGAGAAAAACTCGCAGAACAAAAACTTACAGTCTTTATTGAAGCAAAGAGAAAGGAGCAAAATAAAGATAATAATGAGTGTCTTGCAGAGGTAAAAAAATTCATAAGAGAGTCTAACTTTGAAGCAGATGATGTGAATGAAAATTCACCAGTGACTTTCATGATGAACTCTAATGAAATTGCTTCGTATAACAAGAACGGTGATAAGATCGAAAACGTAACGGAAGAAGCAGTTTTTGATTATCTTGCTGATCTATCTCACCCATCAAGATTTTTAATCATTGTTGATATGGCAAAGATGGGTGTGGATTTACCAACGACTAAACTCATGTTTTCCTTTAGGACTTGGGCGAAGAAAGCAAAGGACTTTAAGAGATTTGGATTCATTATAGAAGCAGCTTTACAAAAGTTTGGTAGACTTTTGACAGGAAATTCTGGTGTATCTGAAGACGAGTTTTTTGATGAGGAAGGCTTATATCTCGGTGATTTTAGAAACGTTTCAAATTTTCATCCAGAAATGAACATGATGGATTATTGGGTCATGGATAATGGCATGAATAGAAACGCCATGGATGTTTTTGGACAAATGTTCGCACCCCCCATGCCGGACATGGAGTCTTATTTAGAAGATGATTGTTGTCCCACATGTGGCCAGCCTTGGCCTGAGGGCAACGCAGAGATAGATATGGATATGTCTAAAATTGATAAAGTTCTACTAGCTGCCGAATGAAAATCTCTATAGTATTAGGTAGAGGTATTGAAGGATGCGGTGTGACCAAAAATTCTGTCGAGTGGGAAACTTGGCTAGAAGATAATGGTCACACTGTAGCCGTCTATGCATCTAAAGATAAAAAATGGTCGAGAGACAGCGCTCATAATATTAAGAATCTAGTTCATGTTCGATTTGATAATGATGATTTCGATCAAGTTTATGAGGGGTGCAAGTCCTCTGACATAATTATCTTTAGCTCTCTGCCGTCCACAAACCACAGTCAGAAGTGCGTCAATAACTTCTCTAAATTATTTGATTTAGATGTTAAGAAAGTATCTTTTCAGCACGATCACAATAAGTCAAGCTTGAGGAGAAACAACCAAAAACTTCTCATGGACAGTATCGAAAAGGTTGATATGATCTTTGCACACTCCACAATGAGTGATTTTGCAGATATGGTCAAGACTCCAAATCTATTTGATATGAGAGAAAGAGAGATACATTTACGTCAGCCTGCAATAAACTTTGAAGAGCATAAGAAATATCGAAAGTCAGTAGACCAGCAAGACTCTAAGCATCACAAATGGGTAGGAAGAACTGCTCGGTGGAAAGGGTATGACTTGATGTTTAGCTGGCATAATTGTCTGAAAGATATTGGCCACCTAACTACATTTGAAGGAATTGAAAAGAGTCCAGTATTCATAGAGTTTAAAAGGGATTTTGAGTTTTACGATTGCTTAGGTCTAAATCCAGATGAAGTAGACTTGCAAGATAGATACGGTGAAAAGGCCACTGTTTTCTCTCAATATATAAATGAGGAAATGCTAGAAAGAATGTCACGATGTGGTTTTGGATATCAGCTCAGTATCTTAGATGAAAAGTTCCTAGAGAAATCTTTAGAATTCACTCATTTGGAAATTGTTGCAGTTGGAGCAATACCCGTCTTCAGAAAGGAATACGGCGACATTTGTATTCATCGGTATTATGATAAACCTTTAACAGAGTTAGATAGTGGAACAATATGGCTTTCTCATGACAACATGGAAGAGTGTAGAGGTTTAGTGCAAGAGCTGTCTGTGAATGAAGACCTGAGAGATGAGTATAGAAATAAATCATATGAAGTATATTCTTATTATGATAGCAAATATATTATTCAAGAAATGTTTGATAAAATAGTGGAATTTTAAAATGGATAACTTGATTAAAATATATGATGATGCTGTTCCATCAAATTTTTGTGATTCTCTTGTTGAAAAATTTGAGAAGAGCTCAGATCAGTGGGATGTGCAATCAAACACAAATTATGATTTTACCCAGATAGACATGGGTAAACATATGAAAGATTGGGGCGCAGATTTTGGAGAATTATTGAATCACCTTTTTGCTTGCGTTGGAAAATACAAGGAAGATATTAAACCTTCCTGGCCAGACAAACATGGGTTTGAATCTCCCAGAATAAAACGTTATATGCCAAATGATACTGATGAGTTTAGAAACCATGTGGATGTTAACACAAATAAAAATTGTGTTCGGTTTCTGGTGTTCTTTTTATATCTGGTGGACAATGAAGCTGGTCAAACAGTGATAAATCCAATTGGTGGTGATCAGGTAATATCTCCATGCAAAAAAGGGAGTGTATTGTGTTTCCCCCCTATGTGGACGCACCCACATGCTGGTCTAAAACCTGTGCGTGACCCAAAATATATTGTAGGGAGTTATTTACATTATGCATGAACGTAACGTGAAAGTGAGCGGTGTCGAACTTCCAATTGAAGAGCTGCACATGTCATTTATAGTCAACAAACTTAGAACTGAATATGGTTTCTTAGAGTCATCCAAAAACGGTGTCCCTATGACTGGCACTGGACAAGTCATACCGTTGTACACATACCCTTGTATGGAATGGATTAGTAGTATTGATTTCACGGGTGCGAATGTTTTTGAGTTTGGTGTAGGATTTAGTTCTATATTTTGGGCAGAGATCAAGAAGGCAAATGTTTACGGTGCTGAACCAAATGAGGAATGGTATGAAAAAGTAAACGATAATGATAACGTTACAATATACTTCGAGCCTGATCCAAAGAAATTTGTCGAGACTATTCATAGACCCAACTTGAAATTTGACGTTGTTGTTATTGATGGTCTTGCTAGATACGATTGTGTTCCAGAGGCAATTGAGTGTGTTGCAGATGACGGTATGATCATTCTAGATAATTCAGACTGGCATCAATTTACAAAAGAGAGACTAGATGAGACTGATATGATACCAATTCATTTTCATGGGTTTAAACCTATCCATGTTGATTCAGAAACTACATCGTGCTATCTAAAAAGAAACTTCAGTAGAACACCAAAATCAATCATTCCTATGGGTGGAACAGAAAGATCAAGATCAAAGGTTGACAAACCACTGTAGATACTCTATCGTATAAATAGTTAAAATATTTGTACAGATGGAGTTATTGATGAGTTTGCAACCACATGTTAGACAGTTAAAGCCGAGAAACGAATCTACTGTAAATCATGTAGAAAAAGTTCAAAAACTATATGAAGGTTCTACTGAAGCTGCAAAAGAAATGGAATATGTTCTTGTTCACGCAGCTGGCGGTAAACAAGAATCTGAATATAAAAATCTTAAAAAATATACAGATAAACTTGGTTTTGATGAACCATTAGATGTAGGTAAAAAAATCATAGATGGTATTGGTCTAACTGGTAAAGGTGGTTATATGGCCGCATCAGGGAAAATAACTTCTAAAAAATGGTCTGATGGAACACCGCAATGGACAGGCACTAATGTAACTCCAAAAACTGATATAGTTCTTGGTGATAAAAAAGTATCTCTCAAAAAAGGCAGTTCACAACTCATGTCAGGTGGCCCTGCTGAATCTATGTCAACTTTTAGGGCAGCAGTAGAAAATACATCTAGTTTTGATCTTACTAATCTTGCAAAAGAAGTTGAAGATGGAATTAGAAATTTATTGCCATCTACAGTTGGTGAGTTTATGGGTGGTGCAGATTTACAAAAAACTGGTGGTACAGTTTATAAAAATACTAGACAGAAAAAAGGTAAACTTGGAGATGTTGCTCCTGGCACTTTTGATAAAGATAAAGTTCTTTCAGCAGCGGATAAACATAACCAACAATTAAAAAAGAAGTTTGCCCAGCTATTTGCAGAAAATATAGAGTTTAAGAAAAACTTTGTTTATGAGGCAATGACAGGAGCTGTAAAGTTTGATAGGGGCCCTGCTGCAGCTGATTGGTTTTTAGTTGTAGATTTTGATGGAAGTCACGAAATGAATGTGGTGAAATCTGCTGACGATCCATATGTTAGTAAGGTGCTTTCAAAGGTTAAACCAGATGTTAAATTCAAATCTACTGCTGTCAAAAAGAAAATAGATGGAAAAGATACTAAGACTGGCCACTATAGATTTTGGTCTGTTGTTGGACTAGGTTATAAAGCAGCGGTCAAAAATCTAAACAACGCTTATGAAGATTACGAGAATGGAGAGTTGTTACAAGAGGGATTTTTTGATAAAGTTAAAAAAATATACAAAAGATTTCAACAATTCTTGAGTCGAGTTTTTATGAAGATGAAAGCATTTATAACTGCTTCAGTTAATAATATGGCAGAGTTTTTAGGTGTTGAACCAGAAGTAAATTTTAATAACAACATAAGTTGGAAGTAAAATGAAAAACTTTATAGAACTATACGAGGGGATAAAAAAGGTTGACGTTGTGCAACGTAAGAAGATGGCTCGTCGTATGGCAAAGATGGCAAAGTCCTCTGCCTTCCAGACAAAGAAGGCAAAGGCAATGTTGAAAATGCGTTCGCCTGAAAAACTTAAAGCAGCTGCTCGTAAAGCAGTCATCAAACAGTTTAGATATAAGATGTTCCCAAACTATGATCAAATACCACTTGCTCAAAGACCAAAGGCAGATGAGAAGGTAAATCAAAAGTTTGGTAAGAAGATAGACAAACTAACAAATAAGATGGTCCAGCAGTTGAAGAAAAAAGAACTCGAAAGAGTCAAACAAGCGAGAGCTGCTGCATCAGGGAAGATGGACGATGCGTAGTTTTAGAGAAATATTAGAGGCTAAAGGGGATACAGCTGTCTTCACATTTGGACGCTTTAATCCCCCTACAACTGGTCACGAAAAACTTATTGATGCATTGGCAAGAGAGAGTAAGAAAGTCTCTGGTTCTAAGATGTATGTGTTTGCTTCTCATAGTCAAGACCCAAAGAAAAATCCTCTGCCGTATCCCAAAAAGATTGCGTATATGAAGAAGATGTTTCCAAAGTATAAGTCAAACATCACTACCGCAAAACAGAGAAACGTGTTTGAAGTTGCAACATTTTTACATGACAAGGGTCATCGTTCGGTTGTGATGGTTGTTGGCTCAGATCGGGTTGATGAGTTTGATAGACTTTTAAATGAATATAACGGTGTCCAAGGACGACACGGTTACTACGGATTTGATAGCATAGAGGTTGTTTCTGCTGGAGAACGTGATCCAGATGCTGAGGGTGTAGAGGGAATGTCTGCATCCAAGATGAGAGCTGCTGCAGCAGAGGGAGAGTTTGACCAGTTTAAACAAGGTCTGCCAAGTGGTTTCAAAGAGGCCAAGAAGTTATTTAGAGATGTTCTTGCGGGTATGGGTATTCGTGAAGAGCGTGACATGGGAAAGATGACGGATTACGAAGAGTTGCGTGATGCATACTTGACAAATAAGATTTGGAGAATAGATGATTTAGTGGAGGCTAACGGTGTAGAGGGGAGAATTGTAAGGAGAGGGACAAACTATATTTCATACATGGACGGTAGTGGTAAAGTTCATAAAGCATGGTTACAGGATATCGCATTAAATGAGCGAAATTATAGAAAAGAGTATGACAACTACCACTCTCGTCCAGAACAAATTGAGAAACGATCCTCTCGTAATAAAGCTCGTAGAGCAATGGGTGATAATGCAGTAAAGGGTATGGATGTTGGTCATAAAGACAACAACCCACTGAACAATGACCCTGATAATTTACGCAATGAAGACCCGTCTACAAATCGTAGAGAGCCACGATTGCGTGAGAAACGTGATGCTGGATATCCAGATGACTCTGAAAAGATTGGTAAGAAGCACTATATCATCTATAAAGATCGTAGAGATTGGTATGGGTTTGAAGTAGACAAGGATGGCAACCAGCTTGGAGATGCTATATTTGATCCCAGAAAGGGTGAATTAAAGAAAATGATTCTAAGGTTCCAAGAGGAAGTTGAACTTGATGAAATGGCTTGGTTTAAGAAACTTAGGTCAAAAATTGATCGAATGACGCATCCTAAAGCTTACGATAAATTGATCAAACGATATGTTCAAGATGTGGGTGATAAAGCCGGTACACAAGTTAGAGATACTGGTAGCATTAAAGTAAATAGCCCGTCCGCCATTGCGGCAGATATTGCAAATGAAGTTAATATCAACCCAAGAGAGTTTATAGAGTATATCAACAAACTGGTCAAAAAAGGTGTTCTTCCAAAAGAGTTGAAAGCACAGGTGCAAAAAGAAATGGTAACATTTAAAGAATTAGTGACTCAGATCAATGAAGTAAAACAGGACGCTGATATAAAGAAACGTCCCGGCACACAACCCGCCAAGTATTATGCAAAGGACACTGAAGGCGATGCAATGGCAAAGTCCACTAAGCAAGCTCGGGCAAGACACTTTGCAAAGAAAAAGACAGGTCCAGCACCCGGCGATGCATCTGCAACAACCAAACCGTCGAAGCATACTAAAAAGTTTAAGCAGATGTATGGTGAAGAAAAGATGGAGTGTCCACCAGCCACAAAAGATGTTGCGTTGAATACAAAGAATAGAAATGCCACAAGAGACAATCATATGTATGGTCCACTGAATGTGAAAGAGCCTGGTGATTACTGGGAGAAGCTTGCAGATAGATGGGACACAACGGTTGAAGCCGCTAAAAAGTCTAAGTGTGGTAACTGCGTTGCATTTGATATCTCACCAAGGATGGAAGAATGTATGCCGGGTTCTGTGAGTGATGAGTCTGGTAGGTTGGGATATTGTTGGATGCACCATTTCAAATGTCACTCTGCAAGAAGTTGTGATACTTGGGCCACAGGTGGACCAATAAGAGAAGACAAGAAGTCCTATGAATGGCAAAAGAAAGCATTTGGTAAAAGTGAAAAACTTGGTAAGAACGCAGATATGGGTGATTATATTGACGACTTTGAAAAATCAGACGCACCACAGTTCAAGGGTAAATCTAAAGAGAAACGTAAGGACATGGCTATCGCTGCATATCTATCCAAAAATGAATCTCTTTTGGACAAGGTAAACACAATTTTGAGTGAAGATGGCCATGCTGATGTTGTGTCAATGAAAAATAAAATAGAGATTGCTCAAAAGGCATTGGCAAAAATGCAAGTCGAATTAAGTAAATTAGGTGATGAGGATAGCCTTCCCACATGGTGGACAAATAAGGTTGCGACAGCTGTGAGTAGAATAGATGACATGTCTGACTACCTTGATACTCAAGTAGAGGGGTATCAACTTGACGAGAAGATTGCAGCACTTGTTAAGAAGGCCGAGAAAAGTGGTATGCCATATTCAATTCTAAAGAAAGTCTATGATCGTGGTATGGCTGCGTATAAGACAGGACACAGACCAGGCGCAACACCGCAACAGTGGGCACTTGCGAGGGTTAACTCGTTCACCACAAAGAGTTCGGGAACTTGGGGTAAAGCAGATAAAGACCTTGCGAAACAAGTTCGTGGTGAGGGTTTAGAAGAAGATGGGCCGTGTTGGGACACACACAAACAGGTTGGAATGAAGAAAAAAGGCGGCAAAATGGTTCCAAACTGTGTGCCGAAGAATGAGGACGCAGAATTGAATGAGTGGGGTGAGGTTACAGAGAAGGCTGAATATAATGGAAGACCTGTAGACCTAAATAATCCTACAAAGGGAGACGTAAAAAAATATAAGGTTTACGTCAAAAATGAAAAGGGAAATGTGGTAAAAGTTGAGTTTGGTGATCCTAATATGGAAATAAAACGTGACGATCCAGGCCGCCGAGCAAATTTTAGGGCAAGACATAACTGTGACAATCCTGGCCCGAAGTATAAAGCAAGATATTGGTCATGTAAGTTTTGGAGTGCAAAATCAGTTACGGACTTAATGAAGGGATAAGGACATGACAAGTTACAGAACAACAATGCGTGAAGCGCTGGAAATTATGAATGAGGATAATCTTGAGAAGATGCGTAAAGCCGCTGGTGGTGCAAAGCAAACACTCAAAATGAAAGACGGCTCTATTGGTATGGATAGTTTCACCGCATCTGCTATCATGCAAATCTATGATAAGATCAATGACAAGAATAAAAAGACCTTTGAAAATATGATGAATAATGGTAAGAAGGCAGACATTGTGAAACTGCAAAGGTTTGCCATGTCCAAAGTCAATGCATCTTATGAAGAGTTTGAGGAAGAGTTTGACCTTGATGAAGCAGAAGCAGGTATCAAAGTACACGCTGGTCCTGACCATGATAGAAAAGTAAAGCGTATACAAAGTTTAGCAAAACAGTTAGGCGCTAAAGTAACAAATGTTGGTAAAAGCACAGATGGTAAAATGTCAACTATTCATGTAAAAGGCAGCATGAAAGTTGTTAATGACTTAATGAAACTGAGAACTGAAGAAGTTGACCTTGATGAAGGCACAAAACAGGTTCTTGCTCACGGTGGTAAAGGTAAGTATAAAGTAACCAAGGATGGCGACAAAATTGAAATTAAGTTCGGTGGTAAGGTAGTTGGAACTGCTGACTTTGATCGTGGTGCCGATAGTTTCTTCGTAAGTATCAAAGGTGAGAAGGGTCAGAAGTCTTTTGACGATGCACAGGCAATCGCAGATTATTTCGCAAAGAACAAGATTACAGAAGAAGTTGAACTTGATGAAGGATTTATTAATATTGGTGGAGCTAAAGTAAAAGATGATGAAAAATCTATACTACAGCACATCAAGAAAACTTTTCCTAATGTAAAAAAAGTCAGAAAAGACCCACAATATGGCTGGATTCCAGTGTTTGAAGAAGTTGAACTTGATGAGGCAAAGTATGACCTATATCACAAAGACTTCTCATCTGCTATGCAACACTCATATAAGATGGCAAAGAAACTCTATGGTATCACAGTTGACCCCAAAGAGATTGATGACAAGGTTGCATCTGGTCCAAGAAAACCATCAGAGGGCAAGACAAACAGTTATCGTCTGAAAGGTGACAAGGGTGCTATCCAAGTTCAAGTATACAACAAGGGCGGTTCAAAACCATTTGAGTTGAATATGTATAAAGAAGAAGTTGAACTTGATGAGGGTAAGATGAGTGCAGCACAGATTGCTAAACTGAAAAAAGCATATGAGCCAATGCGTGGTAAAAAGATTAGCATGGCAAGTGGTCAAAAATTAAGTTCAATCATGGACAAAGTTGATGATGATAAAGAAGCATTAAGTCAACTCGTCAAAGCTGACATTCCATTTGTTAGTCAATTAGCTGTTACCAGACTTATCACAAAGCATGGTATGAAAGGTGCAGAGATTAGAAAAATGCAAGAGGAAGTTGAACTTGATGAAGGCACAAAACAGGTTCTTGCTCATGGGGGCAAGGGTCAGTATAAAGCAGTTAGGGATGGTGACATTACCAAAATTATGTATAAGGGTAAGGTAGTTGGAACTGCTGACTTTGACCGTGGCGCAGATAGTTTCATGGTGAGCATGAAAGGTCAGAAGGGTCAGAAGTCTTTTGATGATGCACAGGCAATGGTAGATTATTTTGCCAAGAACAAGATTACAGAAGGAGTTGATGAAGGTGCAGCTGCTGATGCTCGCCGTGCAATGCGTAGTGATCCAGATATGAAACAGAGAGCATTTTCAAAAGATGACTCTGCGACTGACGATGAGAGAAAAGCAGCATCCAAGAATATAATGATGCAGATGAGGAAGGCAGTTTCGTTGCGTTCCTTTGATGTAGAGTTTGCAGATGGAAAGAAAATTAAAATCCCACAGAAGGTTGCTCAAGCAGTTCTTCAGAAATATAACTCTTTCCGTAAACCAGCTGACAAAGAGAAATACCAGACAAAGGTCGGTAAGTCTTACAAAGATATGCTGTCTGCACTGAAAGAAGGGTTTGCAAGTGACGCACAAAGACGAGCTGCATTTGCTCAAGGTTATAAAGCAAAGGGTAAAAAAGATAAAAAAGAATCCACGTTAGAACGGATGAACAAAAAAATACAGGAGAAGAAAAATGGGTAAGAGATACCTTGACACAAAAAAAGATAGCCTTGAGTCATCCATTCTAAATGTATGGCAAGAAGCTGCAGTAAAACAAGAAAAACTTGTCGGTGGTCAAAAGAAACTTGACAAAGACAAGGACGGTGATATTGATGGTAAAGATTTTGCCATGTTGAGAAAGACAGCAAAGAAAGACAAAAAAGAAGGTGCAATGAAACGTGGAAAAGATTTGGACACGTTTAAACCAAAACCTAAAAAAGAAGAAGTTGAAGAGTCTTATGAGATTGGTACAGATGAGTATCGTAAACATACTCAAGATGTCACGCCTGGTCAATCAGTTGAGGATTATGGTAGGATGAAAATGCAGTCCATGAAAGAGGCTCTCGCAAAAGTTTGGGGTCTTGAGGAAGAAAAAGACAAAAAAGCCTTGACAAAAGAGATGAAAGGTGGTAAAACATTAACTGGAAAGAAAGTTGATGAAGTTGATGTTGAACCAAAAATGAACGAAAAAAAGAGATAAGATGAAATCACTACTTGAGTTAACAAAAAAAACAGAGAGAGACTTGCCGGATATCTACTGTGATATGGATCAAGTCCTTTGTAACTTTTTAAAGGGCGCAGAGGACGCAATCGGCGGTGATTTTAGAACCACTGATAAAGAGGACCGTTGGGCTGCAATCAATCAAACAAAAGATTTCTGGGCAAATCTTGAGTGGATGCCGGGTGCAAAGAGGATGTATCAGTTCATCGAAAAGTATAATCCATACATTCTGTCTGCTGCATCTGGTCGTGATCCCACTTCAAAGACAGGTAAAATGAAATGGTTGGCAAAGAATACGAACTTTAAAAAGTCTCGCATTCACCTTGTCATGCGGTCACAAAAACAACAGTATGCTGTTACGGATGGTAAAGCAAACATTCTAATAGATGACTACATGAAAAACATAAAAGAATGGGAGAGCAAAGGTGGTATTGGAGTTCACCACACTGACCCTCGTAAAACCATTGGTGAATTGAAGCGTCTAGGATTTAAATAACATAAATAAAGAAAGAAACTTATATATTCTTGCAAGAATAAAGGAGAAACACAATGGGTTTATGGGGAAAGAGCACAACTGCTGAAAGTCGTCCTAAGTTCCTACCAATTGATTCAAACGCACAAGGATCGGGCGGTTCAAGACAGGATGCCATTGCCGTATCTGGGGGTTGGGCCCTTTCGCCTGGCCACGCCAACTCTGGCAACGATAACAAAGATGCACAACCAGAAGTTCTAGTTTGCATTCGTAATCTGGCTGATGTTTTCGGTTCTGCTACACCAATCTCTATCGGGTTTACCGAAGGTGAGGTTGCAGATACAGGAACATTTGATATCACAGTAACATTTGACGAAGCGGTTGATGTCACATCTGCTGCATGGTCTGCTAACCAAACTGTTACAAACAAGGCACACATACTACTGTCTCGTTTGGGAGTATCAGACATGGTTGAAGATAGCACAGTCGCATGTCAATACTTCTCTGGTTCGGGAACTAACCAAATCACCTTTAGAGGAACAGTTCAGACTAATGCAGCTGCTGGTTTCCTTGCGTTCAACGGTGCCGGTGTTGGTGACAGTGCTGCAGAAGGCCGCACTGCAATTCTGTTTAACGGAACTGCTGATATCGCAGAAGAAGACGGCGGTTCAATACTTGGACTTATGCTCGAAGAGGGTGCAAGAGATGTACCTGGCGATAAAGTTGTTCTTGATGGAACAGATGGAACATCTGCAAATGCTGGTGATGAAATTCACATGGAAGGTGTTGACTTCACAATCGCTGGTTCCACAGGAACAGCCGATATCACAGACCTGACATTGACAGGTGGAGACAGTGAAGTTTACATTGGACTGTTGGAAGATGGTGCAAGTGATGATCAAGGTGAAGACAAAATTATCCTTGACGGCACTGATGGAACATCGGCAAATGCAAACGAAGGTGTTCTTGCTGAAGATTACACCAGTGATATTGTGGTTTACACACAGGCTGGTTCGTCAACGGGAACTGCTTCTGTACTAAATGGAGTGACAGTCGCAGCTTCGTAGTAAAAACTGTTATAAATAACTATACAATGAGGTAATTATGATTAATAAAGAAATGATTGAAGAACGGAAGATTAATCTTCTGGATGATTTGACAAAGGTTCGAGCTCAAGGAGTTGAACTGGAAAAACAAAAATTAGAAAACGTTGCACTGCAAAATGCACTTACGGGTGCGGTTCAACAGTGTGACGATTTTCTTAGTAAGATTGGTAATGAAGTAAGTGATGAAGGGTGATGCGTTCATACCTTCAGTAACATTCCCCCCCAAGTGCAATTAGGCATGGGGGTTTATAAGGAGACGCCAAATGGCTGATAAGAAAATTACAGCTCTGACAGACCTCTCGACAGGTATTGCCGGTGCTGATTTGCTCCATGTGGTCGATGACCCTACGGGCACACCCATTAACAAGAAGGTTTCGGTGACAAACTTCATCAACAACCTTCCTTCTTTCATCGGGTTCTCGAACTCGGTTGAAGACATTTCGGACGGCACACAGACTGCGATTTCGGTTGCGACTGCTGTTACGTTGCTCCAGACTGCTGGCACGAACGCCACCACACTTGCTGATGGTACAGTTCAGGGCCAGATCAAGATCATTGTCCATGATACGGACGGTGGTTCCACAGTCTGCACACCGGCTGACCCAATGGGCTTCGCTGACCTCAACTTCGTTGACGATGGCGACACTGCAATGCTCTTGTGGTCGGGCACGAAGTGGGCGATTATCGGTTTTGCCGATGTTGGCGCCGACATTCCTGCCGACCTCATCGACATCGCCAACTAATAGTTGGTATTTCGGTGTTATTAGAGGGAGAGGGCTTTGTCCCTCTCCCTTTTTTTATTATTATAAATATAGTGAGGGAGAATAACTATGAAAGTGCTTTCAGAAATTAAAGGTCATATTCATACGGATGTAATAAATGTGAAAGACCCATATTACGGTGATATTAAAGTCACCTATGGAAAACCAAAATCGCAGTTTCTTGAGGAGCAAATTCGCACAGAATTGCCTGTAGAGAATGGAGAGGAAAATGAAAAAGTTCAGTAAATTCGTTGCCGAAGCTGGGCAACCAGAGATTCCAAATGAACCAACATATGGTCGCAACCCATCTAATGGATATTTAACAGCAGATGTTGTTAGAAAACTCAACTCTGTTGTAGGTAGAATTTTTGAAGAGGACCAGTTTGATCCATATAATAGACTTCAGCTGATGCGTAATTCTTTGTTGAAGCTTGGTTTGACTTTTGGAGAGTATCCATCTATGAGTGAGGAGAACGGTGAGTTTAGCATGCCCCTTACATTGTTCGGTGGTCGTTTTGGTAAAGATGAAAATACGCCATATGATGAGTTTTTACAAGATGACGGTATAAGCAACCAAGTTGAAGGTGGATTGAGTTTGAACGTTAGTTATGAAATGACAGAGACTAACCAGTTTCGGATTCGAGCCAAAATCTCATAGATGTACGAGAAGATAACTGTTGCAAATGTGAATATGTTTGCGATTAAACATTATGATAATCCACATTGTGAGAGTGAGGCAGAGTTTAATGATGATATGAAACGTTTTAAGTACATCAAAAGATTACTTAGAAAGTATCATGAAACTGGTATATTGAAAGAAAGACTTCTTTTAAACCATCTGATTGTGATTAAAAATTTATTTGGACCAGAAGCAGCAGTTACATTATTATTATTTAAAATTCAAAATGAGCATTGGAAGGCTTTAAAATCATTTCTAATTTTTCTTAACTTAATACGATCAGATGAATTGGGTGACATAGAAGAGGACAAACACATACTAGAGGTTTTGAGAGAACTATAATGGGAAGAGCGATAGACTTATTTGTAACGTACCGTTTTATCAAATTACTTGTAACGCCATTTAAAGATACAGATGCTTACAAATTAGGTATTATTGATGAAAACGGTAATCGTGTGATTCCACCCAAACCAAAAGTTGGTGTGTGGAATAGAACGCCAAAACCTCTTAGAACATCTGAAGAGAAAAATGCTTATACGGTTCTCCACAAACTCGTATTCAATATTAAAAAACTATTTGCAAAGGTGCCGGGACTTAGAACCAAGTTAGGAACCTATGCCGCAGCTCTATTTTTACTCAAGGACACTTTCAAGGAATCGGTAGATGACCCTGATGTGTTTGAGAAGGAGTTCATGAAATACCTCAAAGAGCAAGGATATGAACTTGATGATTCTATAAATGAAGAGGTAATAGGATTTGGTGAAATACTACCAAAGGGCAAGTATACTTTGGCAAATGATATATTAAATAAAGAAGAAGAAGAGTTATCAGCGAAAAAGGGAGATAAGGTTATTGCCTTTGATGATGAGGCTGCAATAGATACAGTTCTTGGAGTTGATATATTCCCTGTTGTTCATGAAAAAACACAAGAAAAGATTTACGTTAGTTTAGAGGATTTGAACCAATGAAAACATGGAAAGAGGTAAGTCCATATAGTGGACAATCAATGGAAGAAGATGCTCCTGCCAATGCAGCAGGGGGTGGAGCAATCGCCGGTCTTGGAGTTGACAAGCCTGGATATCCTGGCAGCGGTGAACCAGGCGTAAAAAAGAAGAAAAAGAAAGACACTTTGATTGATGGTCGCACGAAGGCATATCGTCAACACAGAGAAAGATTAGAGAGAGCAAGAATCAAAAGACAAGAGGGCGCACAAAAAAGAAGCAAATTTACAGAAAATGTCGTTGATGGTATGTCTAAATTTGGAATAGAAAAGCATATAGAAGATGAAACTATTTAAAGAATATGCCGGAACAGTTATAGGACCATCAGCGGGTCATGTTGCTCCAGTTGCAGATTTGGGAGACATACCGCCTCGTAATCCTATCTATCCTATGTACTCACAGAAAGAACGTGAGATTACAAAGTCAGACCTTGATCAAGTGGAGAGGTATGCTGACAAGTTGTTTGCTGCGCTGGGTATTGATGTAGAGTTCACCAAACATTTCATGGATAGAGTGAATGACGCTCGCAACGTAAAACAGATAACCACATCTGAACTTGTTCGGTTATTCAAACAGTCTTATAAAAAATACGGTAAGAAGATTGCAAAAATGTCGGATGATGCAAATGCTGTCATTCATGATATGAAAACTGATATCAACATGCCCTTTGTGTTAAATTACAAAAAGGGTGAGATTGAGTTGGTAGCAAAGACTGTGATGAGAAAGAAAAACTTCACCACATCTGCATCAAGTCCAAAGTTATCATTTGAAAGCTTCCAAAACAAACTTAATGAGAGTGCAGACTTCGCACCCATAGCGCATCAAACATCTTTGTCAAAAATTATCTTTAATCCCGCTGGTTATGGCACAGATGCGTCTGCCACTTCAAAGATAAGGGGTGGTCCCGGCTCTGTTGCAAACTCAATGTGGTTGCCTCTTAGTGGTTCTATTTTCAAAAGAGTGTATCCGAAACAGGTTAGAACAACAACCTTTCATGTTACAAACTTTAGATATTTTGACCAGTTATATGCAATTCAAAATTCAAAACGATCCATATCCACATTTGCGAACATGGATAGAAGGTCAATTTATCAAGGCATACAAGCTGGTAGTGGTCTTGTGATTGAGGTTGAAGGAAATGTTCTAGCGGCAGCAAGAGAAGATGTAATGTCTATTCCAGAACTCTCTGGCCGAAGAATGATGGCTTTTAATTTCTTCAGAGGACCGTGGGGCGACAAAGATGTTATGAAAATGCAGAAAGGTCTTGAAAAATTATTGAAGACCTTGGTGAACAAGTATTACACGGCATTTGGTGATGACTACGGTAATATGGTGCCGGCACCAAGAGATGACGACTTTACAAAATGGAGACACATACGGGCGGCATATGACCAAGCAAAAAGTAGGCGTGACAGAAAAGCTGGCACAACAATGCAAAAGATTGTCAAGGAATATATGGATGGCGTAGAAAAAGTCTTTATGCAAAATGCGAAGCAAGTTCAAGATACACTGACTCGTTATATTGAACGTAAAAAGACTGATGAGCAATGGGACGAGATTGTAGTTGATGATTTTAACATCAAAAAAGTTTATGTAATCGAAGACTCTGATGAACTTATGCCGGGTCAAGCTGAAGAATTTGTAAATGAAATTTCACTGACAAAATTACCAGTTGCCCGTGTATATTCTCATAATATGGAAGAGTATGCTAGAGACATTGCTCAAGGTAAGAATGTGACATTGAACACAACAGTCAAAGAACAATTCAATGAAGCACCAAGAATACCTCGCAAGAAAGGCCAACCCGCAAAGAGTGACAAACATTCTGACCTATACACAGATGAGAATCCTAGAGGAACTATTCACGGTTTAGGTTTCAAGGATGTAGAGACTGCGAGAGCAAGTGTTAAGAAGATAGAAAACTCTGGTAAGAAACACGCACACAAGATACAAGCTGCAATAGCTATGGAGCAACGTGCAAAAGAAATGGGGAAGAAAGCTGAAGCAGCAATATATCGCACCTACATAGAAAAGATGAAAAAGATCACTAAACAAAAAAATGAAAAGTGGAGTGATAAATATAAGAAAAGCATAGATTGCAACAATCCAAAAGGATTTTCGCAACGTGCTCATTGTCAAGGTAGGGATAAATGATGTTTAAAATATACATACTCATAGCAGTTGTTGGACTTGTTGGTGGTGTGGTCTATGGTGGTTATTATTACTATAAAGACACACAATCAAGAATACAAACACTAACAGAGAATAATGCAAAACTTGAAACAGCAAAGGCTATACAAGATCAAACTATAAATACCCTAGTTGAAGACGCAAAAAAGTTTGCAGAATTGAATAATGAATTGCAAATTAAGTTAACTAAGGCAAACGAATATAGAGATACCTTGATAGATAAGTTGCGTAAACATGACCTGTCAAAACTAAGTCTCAAAAAGCCGGGTCTGGTAGAAAAGAAGATAAACAATGGAACAAAGAAACTTTTTAGGTCGTTGGAAAACCTCACTGGTGCTACTCCCCCCACTCCTGTTATTAAGTAGTGGTTGTAGTAGTTGGCGTGAGATTGTCCCAATAGAGGTTAAGACTGTAGAGGTAGAGAGAAATATACCAACACAGCAAAGACCAAGACCTGTCACTATGAGCGATGTGTATTTTTATGTTGTTACGGAACAAAACTTTGATGGGTTTAAAGAAAGATTTCAAAAAGAACATGGCGATCTTCTTTTTTATGCGTTGAGTGTTAGAGATTACGAAACTATTTCTTTGAATATGGCAGATTTGAAAAGATTCATAGATCAGCAGCAACAGATTATTGTTTACTATGAAAAGGCTGTAACACCTAAAAAGAAAAAGGAGAAAAAGGATGCCAAAAGGTAGTTTTAACGACAAGATAAGTGCAGAGTTCACACCACCTAAAACTTGGGAACTTGAAAGAGTTTTGTCTTTTAAAACTCATCTATTGACTAAAGCAGACATAGACCTTTTGAAAGAGATTGGTGTAAACATTGCCGCTACTGGTCGTATATCCTGTAAGAAAGGAATGAAAACTGATCTTGCATCAATTCCAAGAATTGTTTGGGCACTTATGGCGCCTTGGGATGTTGCCCGTTCTGCTGTTATTCATGATCATCTTTATGCATCACTAAGAAGTTATTATCATTCAAGTGGAATGAGTAAAGACAAGTGGAGAGCTGCAAGAAAACTTTCGGATGAGATTTTTTTGTTGGGAATGCAAAGTGCAGAACCCTCTGTTTGGAAAATAAAAATTTGGTCTGCGTATTGGTTAGTTAGAGTGTTTGGTCGTTGGCCAGCATCTGCTAATCCAGAGGTATGAAAATGACAGGAATAGATTGTGGTAATTCAGAATGTGTGAATCCATATTGTGATTGTGAGGTATGCGAATGTTCTGAAAATGACCCATGCCCCTGTTGTGTGAGTCCACCAGAATGACACAATGTAAAAACTGTGGTCATGAATCGCACTGTGGTAATCCATTGAGGAAAGCAGTTGATAGGTCACAACCACATGCAGCTGGATTAACAGAGATTGAAGTTTGTAAATCATGTCGTTGTGCGTTGTGTGAGGACAAGGCAAAGGTTGTTTACAAACGATACTCGGAATTGTGCTATCATGATCAGAGTAACTGGGATTGGGAATAGTGTTTGAACACGGTAAGATATCTCATGAACATGGTGTATCTTATGGCAGAGGAATACCATATTATGATCTTGAAGAAATGAAAAAATCTGTTCGTAGGTGTCATGTTTTATGGAAAAAGAGATTGCCCATGTATGATACACTGTATTATTTGGGGATTATGCCCTATGGCAATTTGCAAAGGAAGTATAAATGTGGTTCTGGTTGATATCTGCGATAGCAGGAAGCATTCTTGGTAATGCAGCTGACAGTTGGTTTGCAGAAACTAAACTTGGTATCTGGTTTTACAGAAAGGTTGACCAGATATCCTCTTGGACTGCAAGGAAACTAAATATAAAGATGCTTGCAGAAGAAGAAGCATGGAAAAAGAAATACCCTAATGTTGCTGAAAAAATAAGTAACTTGGACCATAGATTGAAGACATTGGAACAACTTGCTATTTTAACAAAAGATGACGGTAAATAAAGGAATAAAAATGTTACAGGAACACACCCATGATGAAATTTCTAAGGCGATAGTTAGAAGTCAACACGCTCAAAGAAATTTTGATTTGACTAAAAGAATACCAAAACAAGATTTTGAGCTGATGAAGAAAGCAGTGACAGAGTGTCCCAGTAAAAATAATCTTGCTTTCTATAAGGTTCACTTCATAGAGGACCGTGAATTGATTGAAGACATTCACGAACACACCAGAGGATTTGTTACAAAGCAACATGAATCTGGATATGAGACAAATACACAGGTTCTTGGAAATTTGCTGGTGTTGTTTGAAAGACATTTACCAAATGATCGTCTACATGATGACAATGTTAGAAGAAACGAACAAACTCGTTATTTTGAAGAAAATGGCAGATGGGAAGATGCAGAACTTTTAACAAAAGACATTCACACTAATCTCGGAATTGCGGCCGGATATTTGAATTTGACGGCTTCACTTCTTGGTTATAGGACAGGTTGTTGCCAATGCATGAATGCAGATAAAGTTCAAGAGGTAGCGTTGCTCGAAGACATTCCTTTGTTACTAATGGGAATTGGTTATCATCAAGAAGGTGTTAACCGTAGAAGGCATCAAATTAGAGATGATTTCTTATTCAACTCAAAAAAGAAGATGCCAATTGAAACGAAAGTTTGGAGGTAGTTATGGCTTGGTCATTGAAAGTAAGAAGAACTAGACCTAATACAAGTGTCGCTTTTGAAAGAATAAGTGAAGAGGTTCAATCTTACAGAGAAACAAATTATGATGACACGGGTAAATTGTTAGCATTCACAATTACAGAAAGTGCTGATGGTTTACAAGAAACTGCAACACTTGGTTTTCGTGATGAAGCAGCAAAGAATGAGTTTCTTGCTGACTCAACCTTATCGGCAGAATTTACCAGAAGGAACAATGTTAACACTGGTAATAGTATAACGAAAGAAGTCATAGAGGACCAAGAAGTTTAGAAAGGAGATTTAAATGAGCGAATATATTGCTAATAGAATCCAAGAGGTTTCAAGTCACCAAGGGCTTATCGTTGCCGCATGTGCAGCGTTGGTTCTCTTTGGTGGATTTACCCTGACCAAAGTAGTTCTTTATGGAGCTCTTGTTTGGGGTGTATGGTCTATGTTGAAGAAAGACTAAAAAATGGCTGAGTTGGAAACAGAGGTCAAACTTCTCAAAAAGGAGTTAGAAGATCAAGCAAAAATTCATGACCGATTAGATATTGCGATTGAGAAATTGACTGATGTTTCCAATTCAATTCACCGTATGTTAGCAGTGCATGAGGAAAAGCTTACCAGACAAGAAGAAGCAATAATTGAGGCAGAGCAACAGATTGAAGTTCGTAGAACAGAGTTGACTGCTAAAATTGATGAACTGCACTCTCGTATAACTTCAAATACAAAAGAAATTATGACAGCTGCTGCTTCGCAACATGCAGAGCAAAACAAAGAAATACAAAAAATCAGAGATGAACTCAAGGATCGAGTTGGTGTCCTAGAAAAATGGAGACACGTTCTTATTGGTGCATCCATTGTAGCAGGATTTATTCTAAACAAATTCTTAGAAGTATCTTGACATTTTATTACAGAGATGTTACTATCTGTAAATGTCTTATATTGATCAAAAATATCTAAATCTAGTCAGTCCAATGCTCCCCCTCTTCAAAAAGAAGGGGGATTATCTTTGGAACTTCCGTTGTCCATACTGTGGAGACTCACAGAAGTCTCGCACGAAAGCCAGAGGATATGTGTTTCGTAAGAAAAATGACTTGTTCTTCAAATGTCATAACTGTGGGACAGGTGCATCGTTAGGCAATCTTATCAAACATGTAGACTCAAAAACTTACGATGACTATATACTAGAACGATATCGCAAAGGTGTCAAGACAAACAATCCAGAGCCGGAGTTTAAGTTCGATGCGCCAGTTTTTAAGAAGGATGTGTTCAAATCACTTCGATCCATTTCGGAATTGGCCCCCACCCACCCGGCGAGAAGAATGGTTGAAAAGAGAAAATTATTTGAATACTCCCACGATCTATTTTTATGCCCAACATTTTTCAAATTCACGAATACACTAGTAGAAAATAAATTTCCTTCCTTGGATGGCGACCATCCAAGATTGTTGATTCCATTTAGAAACGAGAAAGGAGAAATATTCGCATATCAAGGTAGGGCATTTGGGAAAGAAATTCCCAAGTATATCACCATCAAGTTAGACGAAGATGCTGACAAGATTTATGGTCTAGACAAAGTGACACATGACAAACCTGTGTTGGTTGTTGAAGGACCGATAGATAGTATGTTCCTTGATAACTGTATCGCAGTTGCAGGAGCAGACTTCTCCAAACCTTTGTCAATTGATGGTCGATTGATGTTGAATGGTGAGTTGACAGTTATATTTGACAACGAGCCAAGAAACAAAGAGATTTGCAAACAGATTGAAAAGAATATAAGTCAGGGAAGAAATGTCGTAATCTGGCCTGACACAGTGAAAGAAAAAGATATTAACGACATGATACTCGCTGGTTACAGCAAAAAAGATATACAACAAATAATAACAGAAAATACCTTTCAGACAGCATCGGCAAGTCTAAGGTTCGCAGAATGGAGAAAAATAAATGCCTAACAATTATCTACCCACAACATACCAAGAGTTTATTCACTTATCACGATATTCACGTTGGTTACCCGAAGAAGGAAGACGAGAAACGTGGGATGAGACAGTTGCTAGATATTTCGATTTTTTCACAGAACACCTCAAAGATACAGTAAACTATACTCTCTCTAAAGAGTTACGGACAGAACTTGAGCAAGCAGTTCTTGGTTTGCGTGTCATGCCGTCTATGCGTTGTATCATGACGGCTGGTGAAGCACTCAAGAGGGAGAACATTGCAGGGTATAACTGTTCGTATGTTGCAGTGGATCGTCCACAGGCATTTGACGAAATCCTTTATATTCTCATGAATGGCACAGGTGTTGGGTTCTCGGTGGAACGTCAGTATGTTTCACAGTTACCTACGATTGCTGATGAGTTTTTTGAAACAGACACTACTATCACGGTTGCTGATTCCAAGTTAGGTTGGGCGAAGGCACTCAAGGAATTGGTGGGTATGTTGTATATTGGACAGATACCTCGTTGGGACTTATCAAAGGTCAGGCCTGCTGGTGCGCCTCTAAAGACGTTTGGCGGGCGTGCTAGTGGACCAGAACCACTTGAGTCCCTCATGAACTTCACAGTCAACGTTTTCAAAAATGCTGCTGGTCGTAAACTTTCGTCTATCGAAGCGCATGATGTTGTATGTAAAATCGCAGAGGTTGTGGTCGTTGGTGGTGTTCGTAGGTCTGCCCTGATCAGTCTGTCAAACCTATCTGATGACCGCATGAGGGCAGCAAAGTCTGGTCAGTGGTGGAATGACAATCCTCAACGTGCGTTGGCTAATAACAGTGCATGTTATTCAGAGAAGCCAGATATCGGTGTGTTCATGGACGAGTGGAAGTCTCTTTATGATTCCAAGTCAGGTGAGCGTGGCATCTTCAATCGTGAGTCTGCTGTATGGATGGCCTCAAAGAATGGTCGCCGCAATACAGAGGATTATGAGTTCGGCACAAATCCATGTTCAGAGATTATTCTACGCAATCGTGAGTTCTGTAATCTGTCAGAGGTTGTGGTTCGTGCATCTGATACACGGGAGTCTCTTTTGGAGAAGGTGAGGCTTGCAACGATTCTTGGCACATTCCAATCCACACTTGTAAACTTTAAGTATGTGTCGAAGTCATGGAGAAAGAATTGCGAAGAGGAGAGACTTTTAGGAGTCTCTCTTACTGGTATTATGGACTGTAAGTTGACGAATGGTAAAGACAAGAATATTGCGACTCTTCTAAAGGACTTGAGAGATGTTGCAGTTCTGACGAATAAAACATATTCCAGCAAACTGGGTATCAATCAAAGTGTTGCTGTAACATGCGTTAAACCCTCTGGAACGGTCAGCCAGTTGACCGACTCTGCATCTGGTATTCATGCAAGGCATAACCCATACTATATTCGTACAGTGCGTGGTGATAAGAAAGACCCACTTACAAAAATGATGACAGACGTTGGTTTCCCTGTAGAAGATGATGCGATGAATCCAAGCCATACATCTGTTTTCTCGTTTCCAATGAAAGTTGACAATGGCGCTGTGTTTCGCACAGATATGACTGCTATCGAACAGTTGGAACTTTGGAAGACATATCAAGAAAATTGGTGTGAGCATAAACCATCTGTGACCATTTCGGTAAAAGAGAACGAATGGCTTGAGGTTGGTGCATGGGTATACGACAATTTCAATTATATGTCAGGTGTCAGTTTCCTTCCATTCTCGGAACATACATATAAACAAGCACCATATCAAGATTGTACCAAAGAAGAATATGAGGTGCTTCTAAATCAAATGCCGCAAACAGTAGAATGGGATAAATTGGCAGAATATGAGCAAACAGATATGACTATTGGCGCACAAGAACTTGCATGTGCAGCAGGGTTTTGTGAAATTCAATGAAGTTGATTGTTTGTGAGTCGTGTGAAGCTGAGTTTAAAATAAAGCACAGTTTGGATGAGAGGTATTATAAAATATCCTTTTGTCCATTCTGTGGTGAAGATTTAGATAATGAACTTGAAGATGAAATTGAATGGGAAGATGAAGAAGAAATTTAAAAATCTTTTATGTTCAATTGAAAGATTTTTAGGACTTCCATATAGGTATGTGAATGAAGAACCATCTAAAAAATTGGTTAGTGTGGCCAGAGAAAAACGAAAAGACGATAATTAATATATACCCAATGTTTGATGCCTATCCACAATCTTTGAAGGAGGCATTAAAATTACAAGCAAAATGTATATGTGATAACTATGATAATTTGACCATATTTTTTTCTGGTGGAGTCGACTCTCAACAAGCAGCTTGGGCATTTAAAGAAATCGGTGCAGACGTTAATTACGTTTTTATGTTGTATACACATGATGGTGAATTCAACAAGGAAGAATTTTTCTTTGCAAAATCTTTCGCTGACAAATACAATATAGATTTTCAGATTGAAAGATTTGATACATCAGAAATGTTAATTGATATTATTGTTCAAGACTTCAACTACTTTGAATGTGAAACTGGATTTGGTGCTTTACTACAACAGTATGGTTTCAAAGAATATGTTCAGAAACACCCAGAGCAAAACTTAGTGATTTCATATGGAAACTTCTTATACAAAAGAGTGGGAGATACTTGTTATGGAATGGTTCCAAGCCCCTATCGTGGAACTACTCAAGGGTTTTGTCATGATGAATATATTGCATTTTATTTTTATACACCTATTATATTTCAATACTATGAATATCTACATAGAAAAGACAAAGAGCTTCAATATCTAAAACGATACCAACCAAAGAATTTAGCATTTACAGAGTTGGGTTGGAATTTAAGACCGAAGATGAATTCTTGGGAACATTTTTCAGAAGATGATTACGAGGATTGCACGATGATAAACTTTGGAGACGATCATTATTTTTATGGTCATGGTCTTGTTGGTGGCACTAGAAGTTATCTAAAACATTCATCATTTTCTGAAAAAGACAAAAAAGACTTGAGAGCAAAAAAGAAAGAGAAACAATCATTCACAGATTATTACTCTCCATTATATGAGTTTAAAACGGATGTATGATAATTATGATGCTATAATTTTTACCGAAGTTAGTAATTGGCCAATTCCTATGAAGACAATAGGTGCATATAAAATTGCACAGTCCATGAGGAATAGGGGTTACAGGGTAAAGGTTATCAATAATTTTTTGGATATATGGGATAAAAACAGAGAAGACTTTCTCTTTTGGATGAGTGAATTTCTAAAGTCAGATGCTAAATTTATAGGAATTAGTGGTACTTTTGCATCTGGACCAAGTATGATGAAAAAAGAGTATGATTGGGGAACTCTTTTAAAAAAAGACCCTTGGGCTAGTTTCAATTCATTTTTAGATGATATGAAACAATTTTTCCCTCATATACCAATAGTCTTGGGCGGTCATAGTAATTCAGCAAGATACATTTTTGAGTTACTTAAAGATAGTAAAATAGACTTTTGGGTGGATGGATTGGCAGAGGAATCCATACTTAAATTTTTAGATGAAAAGGCACCACCTCAAAGATTCAGATATGATATATTAGGTTTGTCACATGACTTTCATAATACCAAACCAGTGTTCATAAAAGAAGACGGGATCATGCATGAAGAGGTTTTACCTCTTGAGTTATCTAGGGGGTGTAGGTTTAAATGTTCGTTCTGTTCATTCCCCCTACTTGGAAAGAATCCAAACGACAAAAAATACATACGTTCAGAGCAAAGTATATACGATGAGCTAAAGAGTAACTATGAGCAATTCGGTGTAACAAAATATAATATGTTATGTGACACGTTCAATGAAACAACTGAAAAAATTGAGTTGTTATGTCGAGTTCAAGAGAAGTTACAAATAAACATTAGGTTTTCAGCATATCTAAGGATTGACCTATTACACGCACACAAAGAGCAAATACCACTTCTTCATGAAGCTGGACTGAATACTTGTCACTTTGGTTTAGAGTCATTTCATCATGAGAGTGCAAAAGCAATCGGTAAAGGTCTAAGAAAAGAAAAAGTAAAAGAAACTTTACAGTTGTGTAAAGATACATGGGGCGACAGTGTACTAACAAATGCCGGGTTTATAACTGGACTACCATATGAAACTCCAGATACGGCTAATGTTTGGTGTCAAGAACTGCTTGACGGTGAATATCCCTTAGATACTTGGTATCTAACAACACTAGCATTTATGAATCAAGGTCAGAATGTTGATGACTACTCTTATTCATCAGCGTTTGAAAAAGACCCAGAAAAGTATGGTTATACATTTGATAGTGAGAATTCTAGAGAATGGAGTAACGGTAATTTTACGAGACAATCAGCCATAGAATTTGCTGAATCGTGGAAAAAGAAATGGAAAGATAAAATTAAAATTGGCAGTTGGCATGCCATGGGTCTACAATCTTATAATATGTATGATGAGTTTCAGTGGGAAGATATCCGTAAATTAAAAAGACATGATATGATCCGGCCTCCAGAGGAACTTAGACAAAAACTTGATCAGCTAAAAGGAAGATATATAAAAGACTATTGGAATAAAGTCCGAAATGTGATGTAATTATGAAAACACAATCAGCAAAAGCAAAAGGTCGCCGACTTCAACAGTGGGTGCGTGATCTATTAATTGAAAAACTAGAGGTTCATCCAGAGGATATAGAATCTAGAAGTATGGGTGCTGGTGGGGAAGACCTCATCATGGCCCGTGCTGCGAGAGAAAAGTTTCCATATTCCATTGAGTGCAAGAACCAAGAATCGCTAAATGTATGGAAGTCATATGAGCAAGCAGAGTCAAATGCTGGCGACTACGAACCTATTCTTTTCATCAAGAGAAACAAACAGAAACCTCTAGTGGTGGTTGATGCAGATTATTTCGTTAGTCTACATAATAGAGTGGCAAAAGAGTATGACATAGATGAATTATTATAAATAGTTCTACATAGTTATTTGGAGAAAACAATTATGAAGCACATCAAAGCATTAGTAGTGCTTTTGGTGGTTCTTTTTCCAACTTTAGTATTTGCCGCAGAAACAAATACAGTATCTTCAACGGTAGTGACAGATAAAGCGCCACCAACTGCAAACGCACCGTCAGTTGTTGTGAACAACAGTGATGTGTGTAAATCAGCATTTAGTGTAGCAGGACAAGCAAGTTTTGTTGGTCTTGCGACAGGTGTTACAATAACAGATGAAAATTGTGAACGTATAAAATTATCAAGAAGTTTATTTGGTATGGGCATGAAGGTCGCCGCTGTGTCAATGTTGTGTCAAGATGTAAGAATTTTTGATGCAATGATTA